CCTGGTTGGTTGATGCGCCCGGGTCGATCATCGCCGCGCACGGCATCAGCGTCCACGTTGTGGAAGTCGCTGTCAGAACGCTCGCGGGCGTCCCCACACGGAACCCGGAACGGCCCCCAAGGGGACGTCCGGCCCCGCCACCGTACAACGCCGCCGAACCCTGCCGTGCCTGCTGCGCCGTGATCGGCACACCATCCGGCTGCAAAAAAGTAGTAGTCATGTCAGCTCCAAGCGGGCTTCGTAGTTACGGTTAGCTGCGCCGTGGCGCTGTAGTTCTGGGCCGAGAAAGCAATGTCGTTGTCGCCGGGATCCAACGTGAACCAGCCGCGGGAAGTGACGTACCCGGCGCGTGCCGCCTGACCCTGCGCCAACACCTCACGGCGCTGCATGTCCACGGTCACGAACTCGCCAGCAGCCAACGCCAGGGACGTGGCGAACGACAGTGACTGCCGTTTGCCTACATGCGTCACAGTCCAGCCGCCGGCGGGGATCGGGCCGTCGATGCGGAGCCAGACCGGGGCTTGGGTGTTCCCGCCGTTCGTCACCGACAACGCCCCAGTGTTGGACACGCCCGTGTAGGTGACCGGGTACGTGACCGGGTACGTGAGCCCGCCCGTGGACGTCGGCAGCAGGGTAGACGCCGTAACGAGGTCCCCGTATTTCAGCGGGTCTTTCGCCACGATTTGGATGCTGAAGCGGGCGAACAGGCTGCTTATTTTGGGGGTGAGCACTTCGCCGTTGCGTTGGGCCATGACGGACCGGACGCGCCCGGACTCGCCCACGGTCAACTGGAACGGGGCGAGCGTGACGGCGGCGTTGAGATCATCCAGCGACGCATTCAAAGCGTCCGCGTTCGGGGCCGACACCATGCCCGTCAGCACCATGTGACGTTCCCGCATGAACGGTTCGGACGTCGTCGCACCATCGGCGCGGGCGCGCGGGGTGAGTTGAAGGGTGGAGTCCGTCGACCCGGTCCACCCCTCAAACCCTGCCAAAGACCACGCGCACCCGTTGCTGTCGGTCGCGCCGAGGACGAGGGAACCGACGCCCACCAGCGTCCCGGCGTTGCCCGTAGTGCCGGGGTAAAGGATGCCTGACGGGTACGTTGTTGGGCTGGGGTATGGCACCCTGGCCTCCTTCGGTGGTTAGGTGGCGAGCATTGACATGCGGCGGGTGAACGCCATGACGGTCGCGTTCGGGTCCTGTTGTTCGTTGATTTCGAGGTGTTCGATGTGGACCCCGCCCGTGCCGGGGACGCCCTGGGTGGGGAGTTTGCCGGTGCGGTTCGCTTCGAGGAGGGTGCCCGCGCCGATGGACTGCACCGAGGCGCGCTTCATGACGATCTCGCCGGGGGTGAGCATCGCCGGGACCGTGTCCGTGCCGCGGGGGGTGAAGTCCGGGAACCCGCCAGAGGCGAGGTAGCTCGTGCCCACCATCCCGCCGTTAGCGTGAACTTCGACCTTCCCTACGCCCTTCGCTGCGCCCCTGCCGGTGTTGACTGAATCGGAAGTCTGCACATCCACGAACACGGTCTTGTTGTGCAGGGAGTCGATCAGCCACTTCGTGTACGCAAGCTTGGCGTTCGCCGCGGCGTTGTCGATGTCCAGCTTGGTCGGCGGGATCTTCTTGGGAATCCTGAGCAGCCCGTCGATGTAGTTCTCAACAGCGGTTTTGTCGACGCCGTGCGCGATCGCGTTGTTGATGATCTGCTTGCGCATATCTTCCATCTCGGCCTTGGCGTGGCCGGTCGAGTTCGACAGTCCGCCGTGCGCCTCGATAACCGACTGGAGCGCTGCGACCTGCCCGTTGAGCTGACCGCGCAAAGCCACGGACGCCGACGACATGTCCGTGATGGATGTCGTGGTGAAGTGGATCTTTTTGCCCGTGGCGTTGACGTGGTCGCCCATGTTCGCCAGCGACGAGTCGAACTGGTTCTGCGCCTGCGCTGCGGACATCGCCTTACCGTTCAGGGCATCGAGCGAGCCCTTCAAGATGCCTGCCGCGTCGTTCTGCAACTGCATCTTGACTGTTGCGTCGGCGGTGGATTGGGCCGTCTTGTCTTCTGCGTCCTGCGCGGCTTGGAGGCCCGCGACGGTCGTACCGTACTTCGTGGCGAGGTCTTGGGCGGCGAGTGCCTGCGCTGACATGGCACTGGACGTCGGGTGCATCATGTCGTTGAGGAGCTTCTGCTTGTCCAACTGGTCTTTGATCGCATCGGACGCGCCGAGTACGGACCCGCGCATCAGGTCGACGTCGGAGGAGAGCTGCTTGTTCTGCGCGGACGCGTACGCCCCGCCGGACGTCCAGTCGATGATGCCCTTCGCGGCCTCGTCGGTGACGTTCTTCACCGCCGCGATGGCGGTCACGTTCCCGAGCGCGGCCTGCTGGACGGTCTGGAGGCTCAGCCCGAGGCGCTGCGCGGCCTGAGCGGCGCCGCTGTCGACGATTTCCTTGGCGACCTGCGCCTGGACGTGCTCACCAATGGCGAGGCTGTCGTCCTTCAGCGCCTGCGTGTAATCGTGCAGCGCCGCCGTGGCAGGATGCACGGATGCGGCGGCTGTCCCGAACACCGCGACGAGTCCCGTGACTGCGATCGCAACCCACCCAATCGGGCCGGCCAGGAACTCCATGGCGGCGGTCACGCCCCCAATAAGGGCCGGGATCACCTTCCACATTTGGAACGCCCCGTAAGCGATCATCGCAGATGTCGCCAGCGTCAGAAGCACCGGCGCGGGAATCGCGTTGATGCCCGCCGCCAACGCCTGTAGGATCCCGATGACCACGTCACCCAACGGCATGAACGCGCCAATGAGTTTGAACGCGGCCTGCCCCAAGTTCTCGATCAGGTCCATGACCCGGGGAACCTGCGCGACAGCGTAGGCGATGAATGACTGGAACGCCGTCGATGAGGTGAACCCCGCAAGGTCCGCGACGAGGTGCTGGATCGCGCCGCCTGCCGCAGTCAGGAGCGGGCTCATGGCCTGGAACCCGTCGAGGACGCCCTTCAGTGCGGTCGCGCCGATGTTGCCCAGCAGGCCAGAGAACTCGCCGATCATGCTGTTCAGGTGGGGCATGGCCTGGTTGATGCTGCCGACTGCCCGGTTGAAGCTGGTCAGCATGGCGTTAGCGGCTGTCCCGGCGAGACTGTTCATGCTGCCGGTCAGGGTATCGAGGCCCGTGGCGTAGGTGTTGCCGACACTGTCGCCAACCTGCATGGCGTTGCTGATGCCCTTGACGGCGAGGGCCCCGGCGGCACCCATGACGGTCAGGGACCCGGCAACACCAACAGCGGTCGCACCGATGGGGGCCAGTGCGCCGACAAGGGCGGGGGCGGTGGCGATGAGCGCCTGCATCCACGAAAAGTTTTGGCGTTTCGCGTCGTTGTTCTTGTCGAGAGTGGATGTGTCGGCGTCGTTGGCCGCGGCCTGTTCGAGTGACTTCTTGACCGCTTCGGACTTCGCCGCGTTCGCCGCAGCGATAGCCGCCACGTATTTCTTTTCGGCGGCTTCGGCGTTCCGGTCAGCCCGCGCCGCCGCTTCCGTGGCTGTCGCGAGTTGCAGGGCCGTGACGCCGCCCTTTTCGCGCAACGAGTTCAGGCGTTCGTTGGCGATATAGGCGGTAGACGCCGAGTTCGCTGCCTGCCGTTGCGCGGATTCGACGCGTTGCTCGGCGATGGCGACTTCGCCGAGTTTCGCGATAGCGGGGCCGACGTTCGCGTCGACCTTCACCGTGGGGGCGAGCGCGCCAACCTCTTTAGCCTGGACCTTCGCTTCGTCCATGCCCCTTTTGAAGTCGGAGTCGTCGACGGTTAGTTTCGCGTCGATGGAGCCTACGGTTGTGGGGCCGGTCATGGCTACTCCTGTGGTGGTGGTGGTTCGTCGTCGTCGGGGCGGGTCGCACGCCACAACCGGGATTCGGAGGTTTGGAGGAGCCCGAAGACGAGGTCGCGGAACTCAGCCCACGACGGCGCGTCTTTGTGGAGCCTGATGCCGTACTCGGACGCGAAGTCCGCGATGATCAGGGGGAAGTGGGTGAGGATTTCTTCCCACGTGACCGGGGCGCCGTCGTCTTGGGGGCGGTCGTACCATTCCCAGAGGCCGGTAGAGGCGTCGTAGTCGCCCCGCCCTGCGGGGTCGTCGGCGCCTGAAGGGCTGTTGCCAGCTCCTCCAGCACGGCTTTTGGGACGCCGTGCTCCCAGACCTGTTCTGCCGATTCGCGGCCCGCCTGGAAGTCGGCAATGCCAACCCACAGGGCGCGGTCGACCACGGACGGCGGAACCCCGTCAGCGAGCATCGCGTCTTTCGTGTCACCGAGGATGATGTCCATTAGCGCGGTGATGGACAGTTCCTCCCCCTTGGACGCCGCGGCGTGGATCCTAAGCCCGTCCTGAAGGGACACGGTGGGGAGTGTGTATTCTTTGCCGCGGATCGGGATAACGAGGGGTCCGACAATGTCTTCGTAAGGGCGCAAAGCCATGGTGAGAGTCCTTTGTGAGAGTGTGGTGTGAGAGTTGAGGGGTGGTGCTGGGGGCGGGCCACTCTCACGCAACCCGCCCCCAGGTCAATGGGGCTTAGTTGCCCCGGGTGTAGCTGAACGCGGTCGACGCGCCCGCGGCGTTCGTGACGACGATGTTCGCCGCACCCGCGGTGCCGGCGGGCATGACCGCGACGATGGTGGAGTCCGACACGACGGTCCACGCGGTCGCGTTCGTCGCACCGAACTTCACACCCGTGGTGGCGATGGTGCCATTGAACCCGCCACCGGTGATCTGAACCTGACCGCCCACGGCAACACCGGACGGGGTCGCCGTCGCGATAACCGGGACAGCCGTAGCCGACCACGGGTTCGCGATACTGGCGAGGACACCGTCGATGGTGAACGACAGGGTCACCTCTTCGAGGTCCGCGACACCGGTCTTCGACTGCTGCCAGTCGACAAGGGCCCGGCCCGAGTACGCCTCAGCGGCGCCGTTCCGGTCGTACCAGCGGATGTAGATGCGCGCCTGGTCACCGAACTGGAAACGGGTCTGGCGGACGAGTTCCTGGCCCGGGTCGAACGTGCCGGCGGTCGTCTTGCGGTTCGCTTTCACGATGACCTTCGCGCCCGTCATCGTTTTCTCAAAATTTGAGAAGCCGTTCGAGTCGTAGTCGTCGGCTGCGACGAGGGTGGGGGTTTCGTTCGGGGACAGGTCGGTGATACCGGCGATGGAAAGCCAGGACACGTTGTCAGTGGATACCTGGAATTTAAAACGCCTCGCCAAAGATGTGGACATGGGTTGCCTCCTACGGGGCTGATTTTGGGTACAAAAAAAGCCCCACGGGTTCGTGAGGCTAGAAGGGTGGAACGAGTGAGGCCCCCGCGGTTGGCGGGGGCCTCTATTCAGTTATGAGACTGGGGTTAGGGGGTCGTGCTACCCGCGTCAACGGGTAGTGTCACGGTTCGCCGCACTACGGGGCGTGCCGCGATGTAGTCGACGGCTGACGCGAGCCGGTAAAGCCCGGTCACGGTCTGGTACGCGCCGACTGCGGCTACTGCCAGTGCGATCCACACCCAAGCGCCGCCAAGCAGTGACAGGAACCCTGCGGCGAGGGAAACTGTAATGCCTGTGGCGAGTGTGACGGCTGAGGGGCGGGGCTTGTTCATAGCCACGAGTGTAGCGGCTAGCCGGGACTATTAATAGTCAGTCCCACCCATTAGATGGGCGGTTGGCGGTGGGGGCGGTGTCGAGGTCGATCATGTACCGGTCGATGCGGGTCCACCGTTTCGAGGCGTCCTGACCGTTGCCAACACTGCCTTGGCGGAGGCACTGGATGATGTTGATGCTGCCCATTGGCATGGATGTGGCGCCCTGCATCAGGTCGAACACGGCGTCCCCAAGGTCTTCGACGTCGAACGGGTCGTTGGGGAGCCCGCGGAAATAGAACTGCACCATCCACCGGCCCATCGGGATCATTGCGGCGTCCGTCATGGGCACGCACATCATCATGATGACCCGGTCCGGGGACTGCGGGGATGCGCGGAACACGATGGCCGTCTCGCCGGGATCGTACGCGCCTGTAGCCCGGTACGAGCCGATGCCCGTATCGGAGATGGTTTGCGCTAGGCCTGTGAGCAGGTCGCGGGTGCTTCCCATGGTGCTCCTACTCTATTACCTTGCGGAGTTCGTTGGTGAGAATTTCGAGCGCCTTGGGGGTTTCCTGCTCCAGCGCGGTGATGAGGTAGAACGACTGGCCGGTGTCGTGGCGGAGTTCCTTGCCGCTTTCGGACACGCCATATTCTTGATAGCGAGCGTAGACAGAATCAAAAACCACGGAGGCACCATGCCTGTCGATGCTGTTGACCGTAGCGGCGCTTCCTCGGAGGTCCCCGTCTTGGAGTGGCGCGAGTTCGACCGCTACCGAGTGGACGTGTTCCATCGCTTTGAACGTCGCGTCTGGTATCGCGGCAATGACCGCCTCGGTGACCTTGTCGAGGTGCACACTGAACGTCTCGCCCATTACTTCAGGTAGATTTCGGCGTGGTCGGGCAGGTCAAGTCCGGGGGCGTCGTTGATGTTCTGCGAGATCACGTGGGACACGCGCCCGCCCGATGTGACTTTCGAGTCGGGGGTGAACTTCGCCCCGTCCGTGGGGGCGCAGTAGAACGTGGACGCCGCCGTGACCTGCTGGCCCGTACTGTCACGCACGAGCCTGATCTTGCCCTCCAGGAACCCGGGCACGGTCGCCGGGACCTGATACACGTCACCCGCCGCGCCCGTCCCGAGCCAGGTTTCCACGGTCACGGTGTGGACGAAGAAGTCTGAGATCCCGGTCATCCGTACATCCAGACGTTGGAGTCCATGAGGTTGTTGTCGCGGAGTTTCCGGGCCGCTTCGGGCACCAGTGTGGTGAGTGCTTTCGCTTTCGCGTCCGCCGCCTGTGCGGAGTCGGCCATCTTCAGGTGCGCGGATCCGATGGACTTCTCAGACACCACAGACGCGACGACTACGCCGCCGAGGAGGGGGTCGATGCCGAGCGCAGCCCACGCCGCCGCCTGAATGCAGGTAGCGTCACTGAGCGCCTTGGCAACGACGGGGTCCGTCGCCAAACCCGTGACGGGATCCGCCGCGTAATACGACGATGAGGACGCTTCTAACACCAACGAGGACGCCGACCTGAGCAGCGGTGTCGCGTTCGCCGGGACAGCCGCGCCCGTCCACGCCGCAAGGTCTGCCGGGGTCGCCAACATGTCAGGGACCACAAAGTTACCGAACAGACCAGCCATGGACCTACACCCCGTACTTTTCGATCAGATCAGATTTCGTCAACGCTTCCGCGTCGTCCACGGAAGCGCCGGAATGGACAGCCCACGACACCCAATCAACCTTCGGGGCGTTCAACGCGGGCCGGACACGTTCGGCCTTCTCGACGTAGTCCGTGCCGTCCTTATTGACCCGCTTCACAGAACCTTTGTGAAGCTGGTGCAGGATAACCTCGTGCAGAGGGAGGGACAGTTCGTAAACCGTCCCTCCCTCCCCACGGATATGCCAGGAATCCGTCAAGGATTAGCGGCGGTTGGTCCGGAACGCGGTGACCTTGCCGGCGAAACCGGACTGAAGGTCAAGGCTGAGGGAGCCGTCGTTCTGGAGGAAGCGGGCCGATTCGAGCGGGCCGATGAACACGGCGCCGGTCGCGGGGACGGCGACGACGAGGTCACCCTGCCCGGACGATTCGGCGATCGGCTGGGTGCCTGCGCGCACGGTGGCGTTCAGCGGGCCGGCGGTCGAATTGGACACCCGGAGGACCAGCACCTCGGGGCGTGCCCCGGTGACAGTGTGCCCGTTGGGCTGGTCAGCGGTCGTGCCAACCGGGTCCACGAGGGACGTGCCGGTGGTCAGGTCGGTTACAGGTACAGCGGTGCGAGCCATGAAGGATCAGCTGCCTTTCGGTTAGGAGACGGTGACAAGCGCGCTTGCCAGGAAGTCGGGGCGGACGAGCTTGCCGCCGTAGAGCACGAGGCCCTTCACGGCGTCGGAGAACGAGGACTGGGGCCGGTAGGCCTCGACCTTGTTGATCTGCTCGGCGAACGTGTAGGCCGCGTTGGTGCCGGCGATGGTCACGTACTCGGAGCCCGTAGTGTTGGGGGCGTTGTTCGTGACGCGGATGTCGAACCCTGCGGCGCGACCGACCATACCGTTGCGGAGGCCCTCGGAGGTGCCGGATTCGTTGACCTTCACGAAGCGTGCGTCACGGAGCAGGGCGCCGTGGGCTTCGGGGCGGACGTTGATCCAGCGGCCCTCGGTGGGGACGTTCGCGAGGTCCAGTTTGATCTTCATCGGGACAAGGACCTTGTCGTAGAAGTCAGACGGGGTGCCCGCGGCGATGGTGATGGAACCGACCTGGTTGGCGGTCTGAATGCCGGTGTACATCGTGTTCGCGATGAACTGGTCGATGACGTCGGCGAAACCGTACGCGGCTTCGTTCATCGACTGGGGGATGACGTTGCCCTTGGCCTGGCGTGCATCGACGTCGTCGACGGCGAACGCGAAGAACTTGGACTGGTCGACAACGAGGGTGCGCTGCGAGTCGTTGACCTGCTCCGGGTTGATGACCGTGCTGTTCGGCACGTAGGAGGAGATCGTCGGGCGACCGATGGACGTGATGCGGACGGTGTCGCCCGCGGCGCTGATCTCACCTTCGTAGTCACGGTTGATGCAATCACCGTAGACGAGGGCCTTGCGGGTGGCGACCAGGAGGTTGGCGGACCAGATCTCTGGGCGAAAGTTCACGATAGACATAGGGTGTCTCTTTCTGGGTTATCCGAGGAGGTTCCGGAGCAGGCCCTTGGATTGGGCCTGTACGATCTGCTCGGGGGTCATGGTTTTGAGCTGCTGCTCGGTGATTTGGCCTTGTTCCCCGGTTCCACCAGAGAGTTCGATGCCGCTCGCACCAGTCGCCCGGACTGCCTTGAGTTTGGGGTTTGCGTCCACTTCGGCTTTGACCAGCGCGTCGAGCTGCTGGGCGAAGTCGTCGGAGGATGGGTCCAGCTCGGCGAGTGCGCCCTTGCGGGTCAGGACTGCGTCGAGGAGGTCTTCGTCGGCGCCTGCTTTACGGGCTGCCTTGTCGAGGGCGCGCTCCACTTTGAGCGCACGGATGGCCTGGTCCTTGGCGGACAGGTCGGCGGTGAGTTTGGCGGGGTCGAGGGGTTCCTCGGCGGTTTTGATGCCGGCTGCTTCGAGGATCTTGTTGATCCTGGCTTCGGCTGCGGTTTCGGCGTCGCGGGCTTTGGTGCGGTTCGCGGCGGCTTCCTCGCGCAGTGTTTTGACGTACGCCTCATCGAACATCTTCGGTTCGGCGGCTGCTGGTTCCACTGCTGCGGGCTCGGGTGCTGTTGGCTCCACCACGGCGGCGGGTTCGGGTGCTACTGCTTCGGGGATAGCGTCACTCAAGGTGTCCTCCTGGGACGTGTTGGGTTGTGCCCGTGCCATCTAGGCGGGGCGGTGTTACGGTCTGTTGCCGAGGTCGATCTGTTCCCGGCGGTTGCGGCGCAACAGGCCGGTTTGTGCGGTGAAGTCGCGGATCCGTGCCTGCCCGGCCCGGACGTCGCGCATGGCGCGCGCCTTGTCCAGTGGGGTGAGGGCGGCTGCGGCTTGGACTTTCGCGGACCTGACGGCGCGTTCAAGGGCCCGCAAGTGCTGGGTGTTCTTGTAGTCCTGCTCATTCGCCGCGGACCACTGGTTCGTCTTGAGGACGGTCACGCCGGGCAGGTACGCGAGCAAGCTGTGCTTACAATTCGGATGCCCGAACCCCGCGGCGTAGGCTTCCTCGATGGTCCCGGCAACAGTGAACTTCACCGGGTCACCATTGCTGGCGTCAGGCTCGGTGACTTCCCCTGCGCCGATGTCGGCTAGGACTTTGCCTTCCCACGGTGCGCAGAGTGCGCATGGTCGGCCTGTGGTGGACGGCGTGAAGTAGGTGATGCCAGCCAGCGTCAAGCGGTCGTAGTGGGAGGCGTTGTAAGCCCGCTGGGTTGCCGTGCGTGTCGCCATCTCCACATAGGTGGCAAGGTTCCACTCCCGCCCGGACTTGTCCGTGAAACCCTTGACGCCGCGGCTGGTGAGTTCCCGCCACGCCTGCGCCTGAGCCTCAGCCGGGGTAGCCTTCCCCAAATCCGTGAGGATCTGAGCCGTAGCACCGGATACCGTCGCGGCCCGGTACGCGTCATCAGCGAACCGTGTGATCCGGTGCGCCGCAGCGGACAGCCGCGACTCCAAGTCCTGGCCCATCAGCCGGGCACTGTTCACATCGTGCGGCAACAGGTCGGTGACGTTCCCGGACAGGGCGTAACGGTCCGCATAGCGCCTGACCTCTCGGGCCGCTGTGGCGTTACCGTTCCGTGCCGCCGTGTCCGCGACCGTCCTCGCCATGACCTGTACACGCGCCTGAACCGTGGCGGCTGTCCTGTCGGCTTCCCTGCGGAGATCCGAGTACAGGGTCGCCATCTGCACGCTGCCCGGGCCAGCGGCGATAGCGTCACGGACGATGGCCGCGGAACGGACAATCAGGCCCTGTTCCGCGTCTGTGTACACCACAACGACCGACGCGGCGAGGGCGTCAACCGTTACCGGCAACGACTCCGTCTGCTGCTGGGTCTGCGGATCCGTCACTGGTCATCCCATCGCTCGGGTGCATGAACATCGGATCCGGGAGGGCCGCGGGTTTCTGCGCGTTGATCAGCTTGATTTCTGCGCTGATCTGTTCGTCGTCCCAGTCGGGGTGGAGCATCCCGACAATGACCTCATCGGACGCCGCCTCAGCGGCACGCAACGCCTGCACGGTCTGGGCGAGGGACAGCATGGATTCCTGCACGCCCTCGGCGATGGCCGCGTCAATGTCGACACCGTCCGGGACCGTGTTGTTATGGAACAGGGCGCGGTCGACGGTGAGGAGCTTCCCGAGCGCGTCCTGAAGCGCGGGGCGCCACAAACGCCACTTCCGGTCACGGGTCAACAGCGAGCGTTGCTGCTGCGCCTCGACCTCCGTGGCGGTCTTGACGGCCTTCTCCGCGCCCTTCATCCCGAACGTCTCCGCGGAATACCCTGCGGCGGTGACGATCTTCATGGTGAGGTCGTCCGCGGTTTCCTTGTGTTCCTGGACGCGGATGTTGAACTGGACCTGTTCGATCATGTCGGACAGGGACGCGTCAGCCTTGCCGAGCATTTCCACAGACGCGTAGGCTTCCTGCTCGGCGTTGAACGCCGAACCCTGGCCCGTGCCCACATTGTTGAGCAGTGACTTGGCGACCATGATGCGGGCCTTGCCGAGGCGGACGTCACGCATCCACGAGGTCATGGTTTCGTCGAGGGCGTCCATGAGCTGTTCGACGCCGTCAAGGTCCGACCGGCCCAAATTCCTGCCGAGGGGGTCGGTGCGCCAGCGCCGGTTGGGCGTCTGGTTCGGCACGTAGATGACGCACAGGCCGGGGGTTTCGGAGCTGATGATCCCGAACGCGTCGACGGTCTGCGCGAGCGGTGCGGTCGCCGGCTGCTCCGTCAGCGGAACCGGGTGGCCGAGCTTGTCCTCCTCGCCCTCATACAGGCCGTGGAGGATGATGCCGGTGCCCTGCTCGTCCGTTTCGTGGCGTTCGAGGTGCCGGTACACGCGTTTGCCGTCGCGGGCGACGACCTGCCAGAACGTCACCGCCGTCAGCTTGCCCCAACTGAATTCGGGGATCGCCTGGTCGGCGTCAACATGGGTGAGGAACGGGGCATCAGGCCTAGTCTTGGGGTCCCACCCGACACGCAGGTACACGCCACCCAATGCGGCGCACACGTCGGCGGCGCCGGTCAGTTCGGCGTGGAAGTGGTCATCAACCAACTCGTCGAGCCGGGCCTGCGCGTCTTTGTTGTCCGAGGTGATGGTGATCGTGTCACCGAACAACAGGTCCGCACTTGCTTGGCAGAGTTCGGCGGCGATGGGGACGTGGAGCTTCACCCGCCGATCCGGGCCCCTAGAGGCTTCACCCCAGAACCAGCGCGTCAACGCCCGGCCCACGGTCGCGCGGAACCCGCCATGATCAGACGCAAAGAACCCGGTAGCACTCGGGTCAGACCCGGTCGCGCCGCCATAAACGGAAGACAACTGGTCCGTGTCCCCTGAGTACCATGCCGCCCAGACGCCCATGTTCGGGAGGATCCGGACAAGCTGCGGCGGGGGCCAAGACTGGCTGGTAGTGGGCAAGCCCATGAAGGCCCCTCTCAAATGAATGGTTGATGTGGTGGGCGCGCTATAGCGTGTCGCGTCATTTATCGGAGGCTGGTGTATTTGCAACTACCCAGCACACAGGCGGTACCTCGGCCTGTAGCACCACCACAAAGCGGTTAGTCGGCGAGTTCGCCGCGCCAAAGGGACTCGGTTGTAACAATTCCGTAACGACCGGCGTCCATACTGTCATCCCCGCGTTTGATCGGGGCGTCCACGCCGCGTTCGGTCGCTTTCGGGTCCCACACGTAGTCGGTGACTTCCTCCACCCAGCCCGTGCACCGGTCGGTGACAACCAACTGGCCTTTTTGGAGCAACGACGACACGATGCCGATGCCGTACACAACATCTTTTTTGGCGCCCTGCGTAGCGAGCCCGTCGACGTAGAGTTCCTGGCGGAAGTCCGCCGCCGCGGTGTCCACAATCACCCATTCCGGGGCGAGGGCAAGCTGTTCAGGGTGGTGCGGCTGGCGGATCCAGTCCCTAATGGTCTTGGACTGCTGCGAGGGTGACTGGCGAAGCGTGGAGGACGTGCCCGCGTCGATCCGCAGTTCGTCCATCATGTACAGCTTCCGGTCGTACCCGAGGCCCAGCATGATCGCACTGGTGGCGTGCTGGGTGCCGAAGTCAACCGACACGCACAACACCCGTTTCATCGGCGGTATGTCTTCCCAGCGGATCACATGCCGGGTCGGATCCCACATGTCGTAGACCGCGCCCTCGGCGTTCGTCCACAACCCTTTGATCATGCGGTCGTAGAACACGCCCGCGTAGGACGCCTGCATTTGCGCGATGTACGCCGGGCCCGGGTTGCCGCCCTCGAAGTATTGGGGGTTGTCGTGCATGGTGAAGTGGAAGACGCGCATGTTCTTCGCCGCGGCCTGGAGGATCCAGTCGAGCCGCAACCAGTGCCGGGTGGATCCCGGGTTCGTGGTGGCGAGCAGGCGGGCGCCGGCGACGCGGAGACGGGAGACGAGCATTTCCCAGAACCCCAGCGGCAACAGGGTCGCCTCGTCCACGTAGGCGAGTTCGACGGTGGAGCCGCGGATCTTCTCCTCAGACCGGGTATCGTTCGCGCCCACGAGCGCTACCTCTTTGCCGAGGATCATCGCGATCCCCGAACCCTTGGTGTGCACGATGTGGTTGGCGAGTTCCCCGAAGATCCGCTGATCCATGAGGGGGGCGAGGATGTTGCGTTCGATGGTCTGGAGCGTCTTACCGACGATGATGATCAGGCCCGTGCCCTTGCACATGCGGACTGCGAGGAGGAACGCGAACAGACTGGCGATGGTCTTACCCGCCGAGACGGCGCCGACCCACAAGCTGATGGTCTGGTCTTCGGATTCAACGATGGACGCGATCTGCTTGTTCGACAGTGCGGGGTTGCTCACGTCTCATCCCCCACTTTCGCGGGTTTCACCGCCGTGTCGTAGTGCTGCCGGAACCCGGTCAGCAGGGCATCAACAACGGAGTCAGTCGCGGTGGTGTCCTTGGCGACCTCTTGCGGGGCGTAGTTCTTGATCGCCGTGGACGCCTGGGACGCGGCGGATTGTTCGCGGGCGTAGTCGTTCGGGGGGATGAAGGACAGTTCGGCCTCACCCTCAGACGCGCCGGTGCCGCGCAGGACTGTTTTCCAGCGTTTGGTGCCTTGCTGCACGGCGCGGATTTCGGCGACCCGGTGTTCCTGCACGGCGATCAGTTCCAGGCGCAACAGGGAGACGCGTTCCTTGGCGTCGAGGACCCGCCGCGCGGTCGCCGCCTCGGTCGTCGTCCCGTCGAACTTCAAACCGTTGCGGGAGCAGAACGTCGAGATCGTGCCCGCAGGCCGTCCTGTGCGTTCGGCGATCTGCCGCTGGGTCAGGCCTTGTTTGTGGAGGGCTAGGATCTCGTCCTTGTCAGCCTCGGTCATTTTCGGAAGTCTGGGAGCCACCCTGCACCTCCTGGATGCTACGGGCTTACATGTGGTGGGTTTGGATGCGGAAGAGCCAGTCGCCGGGGCATGACACGGTCGTGTCGGGCCGGTCAGCGCCGACTACGGCCATGATGTTGGAGGCGAGCTGCGAGCAGGTGGTTTCGCCGCGGCTGTCGAGCCAGGTGGCGACCTTGTCGGGGATCTTCCAGCCGGTCAGGAAGTGCCAGCCGAGGGCGATGAAGGACAGGTAGTCGTAGCGGGTGTGCTCGGCGAACTCCGCAAGGCC